ATTAGGTTCTTTAACCGCTAAGTTGGTTAAGGAAGTGGAGAAGATGAACAGTAACGGTGCATCAGGTGATGACCGTCTCTGGAAATTAGATGTAGATAAGAGTGGTAACGGTTATGCTGTTATACGCTTTTTACCTGCACCTGAGAATGAAGATCTTCCATTCGTTAAACTTTATTCACATGCGTTTCAAGGGCCCGGTGGATGGTATATCGAAAACAGTTTGACCACATTAGGTCAGAAAGATCCAGTATCAGAATATAATTCACAGTTGTGGAATAATGGAACTGATGCCGGTAAGGAACTAGCAAGAAAGCAGAAACGCAAGTTGACATACATTTCCAACATCTATGTTGTGAAAGATCCTGCAAATCCTGAGAACGAGGGTAAGACATTCTTGTTCAAGTACGGAAAGAAAATCTTTGACAAACTCACTGCAGCAATGCAACCTGAGTTCGAGGATGAAGAGGCAATCGATCCATTCGATTTCTGGCAGGGTGCTAACTTTAAATTGAAAGCTAAGAATGTTGCTGGATACCGTAATTATGATTCAAGTGAGTTCGCTGCTGTATCACCATTATTAGATGATGACGATGCAATGGAAGCAATCTGGAAGAAAGAACTATCACTTTCTGAGTTTGTTGCTCCTACACAGTTCAAGACATATGAAGAGTTAAAGACTCGTTTAGAATATGTTCTTGGTAAGCGAGGTGCAAGACCAGTTGCTCAAGATGTAGAGGTTGAAGATGAAGAGTTTGAAACACCCGTAGCAGCAACTAGAGAAACAGTTGCTTCTGTGGCATCATCCTCAAGTGAAATTGAAGACGATGATACACTGTCGTATTTCCAAAAACTCGCTGAAGACTAAAATATTGGGAGGGCAACCTCCCTTTTTTTATGGCATGGATATATTTAAATTCTCAGTTTGAACTGTTTTATCATTTACAAATTGTGATGACTTCCCATAGATCATAATATCTCTAAAGTCATTTAAAAATTGTTGTAAATATTCATTTTTTAAAATAAAAATAAATCTCTTATCATCATTTAATCTTGTTTCATGTACATAGTTTGATATTCCATTTCTAACATTCGTTCCTGATTTAGTAACATAAGTTCCAAGACCGTTATCATAATATTTTACAGTGAAATTTGAGTCTACTCTTTTACCTTTTGGTAATACTAAATGACCTTCACTATCTCTGATTTCTTTTGTTTCATAATATTTTACCTCATTTAATTCACCACCATACTTATTTACAGAATAGTTATAAATTTCTTCACTATCCAAAGGCCACTCATCACGAATATTAACAATTCCTGCACATGTTATAACCACCCAGTCTAATGATGCCGAACCATATAATTCCTCTGCAACATTATCTGGTCGTGACCCTATGGGTATTTCATACTTGTTAAACACAGTTAATGTATTCTGTAAGTCCTCTCTTAACTTGACACGACGAAAGAAGTTTTTTACTTCTAGATAATCAAGTGAAGAATTTTTTTCACTTAAAAATGAAGGGTATTTGATATTAGGTAATTCTCTAAAGTAAGACATTAGAAACCAACACCTCCTGCATCATCATAATCCACATCATAGATTGGTTCTAGTTCTTTGAATGAAAGATCTATCTGCATTGATACGGGTGTTGCATCATCATAAGTTGTATATACACCCTCACCTGTGTAGTTCACTGATACGTTTGTCAAAAAACATTGTTTAAATTTATGTAAAAATGGGTGATCACCGTTACCTTTTTTGTATCTAAGTTCAAATACATTTGGTGTTTTTAAGAACATACCTGTTCCACCAAGTGACCCTGTATTTTTTGTTTTGGGTGCCATGTTTGATTTAAATGATCTTATTATATTCTTACACTCTTGTGCCTCTGAAGGATTTCTAGGTGTCATTTTAAATGAAAAATTGAAACTTCTTAATGTGGGGCCATTAAAAAGTAATTCCATATTAGGATTAAATATTTGACCTGTTTGCCTTGCAAGAAGATCAGCAGCAGATACGTTTCCTCCCAGTGCACCTATGGCAGAAGCTGTTGCTTTTGCTGTAACAAAATCTGACGCAGCATCCATGATTGAGGAGTCAGTTCCAACTGTATTCTTCATCTCTTTTGTCATATTTGCAGTTGCTGCTTCGTATCCCTCTTTATCTCCTTTTATCATCGCTGATAGTGCCTCACCACCACCCTCAATAGTAGATCCGATTAATCCAGCAGCAGCACCCATAAGAGTATTCATCTTACTTTCACCATAATCAACAGCGTTACCATCTTGAATATTTGATGGCATTTGCATAATGATGCTTCCTAATATTTTCTTCGCCTTATCTTTAGTTCCACTAGGGCCAATGCGACGAGATCCGGGTTGACCAACTAAACTACCCCCACTTGATTTTTTTGTAGGTTGATATTCAATAATCGTAAATTGTAAGTAGTCAGTAGTCTCAGTCAATGCCTCAAGCGGATATCTAAATTGACCACCTAAAACTGTTCCTCCTACTATTTTACCTTTTAATTTATTTCTAGCTTTATTTTTAGCGTTTTGTACGGCCGCCTTATTACTCGCTATGATTTCTTCAGCAAGAGGATTTTTCTTCCTTATTATATTTTCTTGTTCTTTAGTGAATTCTACTGCTGACATATCTTTTTTTTTTTAACTATTTAGACGTATTTTACCAAAAGGTAATGCTTGGAGATCTTTTATCTCTTCAGGATAGACACGATATGTCTGACCAACAAGATTTGAAAATGAATAAGTGCGATATTGACCGTGATGAAAATTGACCCCACGAAAACCCCATGAGTATACTTCAGTCACAGCAACAAGTGGATTTACATCAAAGATTGTATCCGCTTTTTTTGGGACATATGAGAATACGAAAAATTGACCTGCCTCTGGAGCAGACACACTATCACTTATAACTTCTTCAAGTTCTGTGACTAATTCACTAGGATCTTCGATACCTATGAGTCGGTCTAATACTGGACTGATACGATTCATTTGACTCCGAGTTCATCCTCTGTCATTACCTTAAATTCATACAAACGATCTTTACAGTATTCACTTGCTGCCTTCCATTTTGCTTGATTGCGAGCATACTCATAAGTTTCGTAAAGATAACTCTTTGTCTGTCTTTTCGGTTTCTTTGGAGGTTTTAGTTGTTTTTTAGGTTTTACTTCAATAATATATTTTTTGATTTTTCCAGTTGTCTCTTTAAGTTTGACATAGAAGTCTGGAAAATATCTATGAACACGATTATCAATTGGAGAGCGATATGGTATCGCAATCTCTTCACTACCCCATTCAAGAATATTTTCATTCAAATCGCAGTAAACCATGAACTTTCGTTCCCAAAGTGATCGATAAATGATGTTTGATGGGTTTCCTTTGTATTTTCGCGGGTATGATGGTTGATATCTCCCTTTATATGACATAAATATATAAAAACAAAGTCATAAAGGTATTTAGTGTGTCATTAGTATCAAAAATAACCATGACTGATGCCAAAGTCAAATTTGGTAAGTTATCGTTAAATAATCAATATCAAGTTCATTTCGCTGGATTTAATTCAAGCGTTCAAAACTATCTCCGAAATAATGTAGGGATACTCAACGCAGATGATTTCATATCTCGTGAAATGGGTATTTTATGTTTTGATGCATCTTTACCTGCAACTGCCCTAGCGACTGCTGAAGTAAAGGATAATTTTATGGGTGTACCTCAAGAGTTCGCTCATTCAAGATTATACACAGACATTGACTTTTCTTTCTATGTTGATCAAGACTACACATTACTAAGAATATTTGAGGGATGGATGGATTATATCACCAGTGGTGCCGAAGGTGAAGTTGGTGATTTGCAAAAACCATATTATCGTAGAATGAGATATCCGGATTCTTATAAAGTTTCCTCCATTTACATATCAAAGTTTGAGAAAAATCTTGATCGTGCATTATCATACCAGTTCATTAATGCATTTCCAAAGTCAATTACACCGATTCCAGTAACTTATGGTAGTGCAGATATATTAAAAGTTTCTGTGAGTTTCAACTATGATAGATACGTGGTCAATCGCAAGAGAAGACAACGTAGTATTCTTTCAACTGGATTTGATATATTCAATTCATTTAGAAAAGAACCTAAAAAATCTGAAAAGACCAATTCAGTTGAATACTCCGAAACCTATCTCACTAATGTATTGACAAAATACTAAAAAATATCCTATAATGTGTTATAAATAAAACACTGAATGTAATATTATGCCATTACCTAAGATTAATACTCCAACTTATGAGTTGACTCTTCCTTCAAATAGAAAAAAAGTTAAATACCGCCCTTTCTTAGTTCGTGAAGAGAAAATACTTGTTCTCGCTTTGGAGTCTGAGGATCAAAAACAAATTACTGATGCGATCATACAAATTATTGGTGACTGTTTAATCACAAAAAATGTTGATGTCACAAAATTACCAACATTTGATATTGAGTACCTTTTCTTAAATGTGAGATCAAAGTCAGTTGGTGAGACTGTTGAGGTCAATATCACATGTCCTGACGATGGTAAAACTAAAGTTGAAACATCTATCAACATAGATGATATCAAAGTTGTTAAGAGTAAGGATCACAAGTTAATTGTTAAACTTGATGATAAGTATTCAATGAAATTGAAATATCCATCATTAGATCAATTTATTGAAAATAATTTTGATTTTGAAATGGCAGAACCTAATGAATCAGTATCGGCAGCGATGTCAATGTTATCGTCATGTATTGATATGATTTATGATGAAGAGGAGAGTTGGGATGCATCCGAAAGCACAAAAGAGGAACTTGATGAGTTTATTGATCAACTCAATACTAAACAATTCCAAGAAGTTGAAGAGTTTTTTAGAACCATGCCTAAATTAAGTCACAAACTTAAGGTAACTAATCCTCAAACTGGTGTTGAATCTGAAGTTGTATTGGAGGGTCTGGCAAGTTTTTTCAGCTAGGTATGGCCCACATGAGTCTGGAGTCATACTATAAAGTAAACTTTGCCTTGATGCAGCATCATAAATACTCTTTGACGGAGATAGAAAATATGATGCCTTGGGAACGAGATGTCTACGTGACTCTCTTGAAACAATATATTGAAGAAGAAAACTTAAAAGCACAACAACGTAAATCATAATGCCACTCCCTATCGTAGCCACGACAGCAGCAAAAGTAGTTGGAAAAGCAGCCGCTAAAAAGGTAGTGAAGGCTGGTGCGAAAAAGGTAAAAAGTAAAGCAAAGATGAAAGTAAGTAAACTTTCTGAAATGGCTAATGAAAAAGTACAAGATAAACTAGGTGCAGAGGGTGGTAAAGTAAAGAAAAGAAGAGGAAGACCTAAAAAGTTTCAGACACTTGCAGAAGTACAGGCAGATATAAACTTAAGAGAATTAAAAAAAGTTCAAGCTAAATTAAAAAAAGAAAAAGAAAAGAACAAAGCAAAAATATCACCATCAAAATTAACTGCTCCACCAGAAACTGGTTTGATGAAACTAGAGGAGCAGGTAAAAGTTAATGCTGAAAAGATAACAATAATAAAAAATATACAACAAACACATAGAACTAATCATCAAAGAGAAAATGCGGAAATAGCGCAAATAAACGGTGTCTTGTCGGGCATTGCCCAGTTTATAAAAGCAGATTATGAGTCAAGAGCGAGTGCAGCTGATAAAGAAAATCAAAAACTTAAAGATGATGCTGCTCAAGAAGAACAAGATAAAAAAGAAAAAGGACTTGAAAAAACAGGTAAAGTGGGTGTTAAGATTGGTAAACTTGCAATAAGCATAGAGAAACCTGTAAAAGGTGTGTTTGGTAGATTGATGGATGCTATAACAGCGATAGGATTAGGGATTGTTGGAAATGCTGCATTTAAATTCTTAGCACGACCAGAAATTTTTGAAAAGTTGACTGGAGTTTTTGATTTCATTGGAAAACATTTTAAATGGGTTCTTGGTGGACTAGGAGCAATCGCTTTGATTGGTATTGTTGGCCCGATTGTTGCTGTTGCATCCGCAATTGGAACAGTAATTGGTGTTATAGCATCTGCTGCTGTTATCGTTGCTAAGATTGCTTTGATTATAGGAGGTATTGTATTGGCTATAAAGGGTGCTACTGATGTGTTCAAATGGTTACGTGGTGATATGCTCGGTGACTCAAAAGTGTCTGATGCAAGAAAAGAAAATAGGGAACTGATGAAGGAACAAGGTGTTGAGAAGGCTCACATAAGCGGTATTTTTGGTGAAAGATATCGTGTAGAGCGTGATGGTGAGATGGTGAAATTAAAGTATAAAGAACTCACACCAGATGAACAGGCAATTGTTGATCAATTCAAAGCGAGAGATCAAGAAATCAAAGATCTTACCAAAGAAAGAAATGATGAGAAAAAAGCAGAGAGAAAGAGAATAAAAAAAGAAAGGAAGGAATCTGAAGAACATGCAGAGATCAAGGCGATGCCAAGAGGAAAGGAGAGAGGTGAATTATTTGATGCTTTCCATAAAGAAACAAAAAGATTAGTAAAAGAAAGGCATGATGAGATAGAAGCAGATTTTGAAAAAAAATTAAATTACAGGAAAATAGGTGGAGATGCTTCTGGACTAACAATGGTTGGTGAAGATGGCCCAGAGATCGTTGATTTTAAAACTGCTGTGAATGTTGTTCCGGCACATCGGACACAGGAAACGCTTAAGACATTAGGTGAAAGTGGTGGAACAAATGTAATTACTATGGATTTACCTCCAATAACAACTCCTGCGCCAGAGGTAAACGTAGGTGCACCATCTGCAAACGAGGAACAAGATATCCCTTCAATAAATCCTTTTAACACTTATATGGTGCTTACTCCAGAAATTTTAAAGATTAGTTAATGTCATCAACAGCAGAATTAAAAAAAGTAAAATTAAACGTCACTAATATCAAAAGTGTATTATTGGATGGTAAGAAGTCTGTTGATGACAAACAGAAAGAACGTCAGGAATTTTTAGATAAGTTAGCAGAGGAGAAAAAACAAAAGCAAGAAGAAAAAGGACTTGAGAAACCCATAGATCCCACTAAAAAGAAACCTGATTTTAAATCTCCGATTAAGTCATCAAGGGGATTGATGAATAGAATTTTCACTTTTGTTGGTGCGATAGTCGGTGGTATTGTTGTGAAGGCTTTACCAGATATAATTGATGCTTTAAAAAAAATATTTGAGACGGTAAAACCATTCTTTGAAAAATTAGTAGAAGGTCTAAAACCTGTATTTAAGATTATTGCAAAGTTATTCAATGATCAAGGGTCTTATGATTCTGAAAAAGAAAAAGTGAACTCAAATATAGAGGAAGCTAACTTGATGGGTAAAAACATTAATAGTCAAGCGGGTGAGTTGGAAAAGTCAAGTGATGATATCGCAAATGAAAATAAGGGTTTAGCAGCGAATAGTGATGCTTTAGGTGGTGAAGAGAAGGGATTATTAAAAGATCGAGAACAGAAAAAAGAAGAAAAGGATGAAGATAAAGATGACACTGATGATTCTACTAAGGTTGAATCTAATGAAAATCTAACAGTAGAAAATCTTGGGCCAACTTCTGCATCTGTAGTCACCAAAATGGTTGATGGGAAAGAAGTGGTTGTAAGTGATTTGGATGAAAATCTTAAAATACAGAATGATGCGAGAAATATGTTGAAAAATGCTACAGGTGATGGTGTAGTATCAACAGAAATATCAAATGTCACAAATGTTATTGTTCCACCTGTAATGCCAGTCAAAGAAAACTTTCCTAGAACAAGACAAGGAAGAAGAAATTTTAGAAATGCTTATAAGGAATATGTTATAAAAATGAAACAATATAATCAGACACAAAAAAAACTTGTAGAACCAAGTGATAGTAATAAGAATGGAATAACTGCGTTAAATAGTACGGATGGCCTCACTAGCATGAATGGGTCAGGTAGCACAACGATAGTTTATCAAAGACAAGTCGTACAAGTCCCAGTTGCGACACCAATTAAAGTATAATGTCACAAAAAGCATCATCACCAGCGATATATGAAGTTCTTACTATTAGTAAGGAAGGTAAAGAGTCAGTGCTTAAAGCAAAGACTATAAACTTTAATTACTACGAGAGTTTATATTCCCCTGTTATTACCGCCAATATGATGTTTCTTGATGCAGGTGGATCTACTCCTGATGATAAAGAAAATATAACAAGCATTAAAGAGGGTCTGCCAATTACAGCGTTAGAAGATTTGCAGGTAAAAATACAAACCAAGTTTGGGACTCTTGATTTTACAAAAGATCCTTTCAAAGTTATAAGTTCACCTGTAATGCATCAAGAATCAAATCGTCAAACAGTATTATTAAATTTAGTAAATGAAAAAGAGATCAAGAATTCTGAAATACCTATATTTGACAGATTTGTAGGAAAGATAAGTGATACAGTAATCAAAATTCTTCAACAAAAATTACAAATTAGTCAAGATAAAATAAATGTTGAGTCAACAAAAAATTCCTATGGAATCACTGGAAAAGGAAGAGGTGCTTTGAATATTATTTTAGATTTATGTAGAAGATCAGTTCCTGTAAAAGGTGATGCTGGATATTTCTTCTTTCAAACACAGGACGGTTTCAATTTTAAATCAATTGATGCATTATTATCACAAGACGCAAAACAAAAATATATTTACTCTGGAGGTTTGAAAGATAATCTTGAAAATAGTGATAATGATTTTAAGATAGTTCTAGCACCTACAGTTAAAAAAGATCAAGATATTACACAAGCATTGAAGAATGGAACATATGTGAATCGAAATGTATTTTTTAATCCACAAACTTTTGAACATAGTGAAGTTGTGTTCAGTGTTAATAAAGATGGAGTTAAGAAAACTTTAGGTGGAGATTTGCCAATCAAACCAGAAGATGTGAAAGGTTTTACAAAAACAAATCATCACATACTCGATATCGGTTCATTTGAAACACAAAATCAAAATCCAAATAATGATCCAAGAGAATGGCAAGCTACATCCCAAATGAGATATAATTTACTTCATTCTATTGTGGTCAAAATTCAAGTACCTTGTAATACTGAATTGAGGGCAGGTGACATTATTGAAATAGAATTAGAGTCACAACAAGAAGATAAAGTTGAGTCTCCGACTGATGAACAACAGAGTGGTAAATTTTTAATTTTACACTTGTGTCATCATTTTGACACTCTTAGATCTTTTACATCTCTTACTCTTGTTCGTGATTCATATGGCATAAGAAGGAGTAAAGATTAATGAAAGAAGAATTATTTGAAGGTTTTTTCTCTGGTGGTGCAGAGTTTTGGATAGGTAAAGTTGTAGACATCGAGTCTCAAAAGCAAACCGCACAAGGATTTAGTTGGGGTTGGAGATATAAGGTTCGTATTTTTGGCACATATTCTAATAGTGATAATATTGAAGATAAAGATTGTCATACAGCGATGGTCATGCTTGGTGTAAGTGATGGAAGTGGTGGTGCAGGTAGAACAAGAGCAGTTCGTATTACACAACATGATATTGTATTTGGATTATTCATGGCACCTGATCAAAATTTTCCCGTTATTATGGGTGTACTGGGCAGAACAAGAAAGACGCGAAATTTTGGTGGTAAGTTTGGTGTGCTGACAGGATTCACAAAAAATTTGATTCGAGGACTGACTGAGAATCAAGAATCTAATGAATGTGATTCAGTAAATATACCAAAGGTAGTGGAGAATAGTAAGAAAGGTGATGGTGTTGGAAGAGAGGTAAATCAAACTCAATTGGAACAAATGGGGGAATCCACTACAGAGTCAAATGTAAATACAAGAACAGAACCAGAAGGATCAACACAGTATGATACTGAGGGTTTAGATCAAAATGAAATAAATGAGGCAGTTGCCGAGGAGAGAGATTTTATAGCATCTCAAAATGGCAATGTTGCAGACAGTAAAATTATTTCTGAGACTGAAAGGAATGAATTGAGAAATGTTCTTGAATTTGACTAATAAATAATCATGGAGATATAGTATCATGGCAGAACTTAATACAAAAGAAAATGAAACTAAAGAAGTTGTCAAGGAGACAAGTGCTAAACCCTCTGTCCTTAGTGCAGATCAGGTAGAGTTCTTTACTGGTCTTATTAAAGATAATTCTCCTTATTTTTCTGAGGAGATTTCAAGAGTCAAAACTGATTTTCCCGAAACTTTTGGAGATATTAGTGCATTTTCAGATACTGAAATTGCAAATTTCACAGATACTTTTTCTGAAGATTTTCAGGAAAGATTGTCAAATTATCAGAAAGTAGCACTTCCTGATGTCACATCAATATCATCGACTACAGGTTTCACAGTGATTGCTGCTGATCCTAACAGTGCACGATTCTTTGAAAGAACTGACACTGCAATGAAAAATTTCTTTAAAATTGCATCAGAGGTAGATAACTTTAATTTAGATTTATCAGGTGAGTTATCAAAATTGACAAAGATGGTCGGTAATTTTTCACAAACATTTATAGGAAAAATATCTGATTCATTGCAGCAAGGATTAGTAAGTTTTATTGATACTAGCATGTTGAATCAAGCAAATATGATATTCACTACATATCAACTTGCTCAATTACCCAGATCATTAGCACTTAAAGCAGTTAAAGCATTTCAATCATCGTTAATAGGCCCAACGAATAAACTCTTCGATGGTCTTGGGTGTTTGACAGAAAAAGTCGTCGGTGCAATGTCAGGTGTGATTAGTGACATGCTTACATCGATGACAAAAAACATGTTAAATGCACCAACTTGTGCAACTCAACAGTTCGTGGGTGCTTTGACTAATAAAATTGCTGATACGATTGAGAGTAAAATATCACCTCTCCTCTCTCCAATACAAAATATACTCAGTCCAATTGGTGCAAAGTTTCCCATAAAAGATAAAATAATGGGAGGAATTGATTTTATGAGTAAAGTCGGTGGTTTATTTAAATGTGCATTACCAGAGAAACAAACATCATCATTTAAGTATTCAATTGACGGTTTACTTAAAAAGGATCTTTCAGGCGGTGAGCATAAGTCTTTACTTAACGGAGCGATGAACGCTGCTGCTACAACTAATTCTTTTTTACAGAAAGCAGAAGCAGGTTTATCAAAATTTGAGCAAGCGTATGGAAAGTGGTCAATATTTGGATCTCCTGTGGATAGTGGCGGTGCACATGAAAGTGCCTTTACTGGAGGTAATTGTTACACAGGTAATCAATTTGCATGTGGCCCAGCAGATGTAGACTTTTTTGGTGGAAATGGTGGAAGTGGTGCAAAAGGAAATGTTATACTTGGTAATTTTCTAACAAAGTTTGATAAAGATGACTTATATGGTAGTCTTAAGAAGACAGCGAGTATTATAGGAGTAGAGATAACTGATCCTGGCTCAGGGTACACCTCTCCACCACTTGTTTCATTTGGTGATAGGTGTGATCAGGGTTATGGAGCGTATGGAAAAGCAAATATTGACAAGAATCCAAACTCTCCGACTTACGGACAAGTTACATCAGTCACAATGACAAGTATTGGAGAAAATTATCCCGTTGATGCATCTAAAACCACTGTTAACGGACAGTTCCCAGAAGTCTTTATTGATGATATAATAATAGAAGATCCCGGATCAAACTACCAAGAAGGAGACAGCATAAGTGAGGACATCAGGCCCGTCATTGAAACAAACCCCGAATCAAGAAATTTTGGTAGGATTGTTGCCATTGAGATCGTCAATCAAATACCATATAATAAATTTCCAAAAATGAGAGTTAAATCTGAAACAGGATTCGGTGCAGTTATACGACCAATAATGTCAACAATTAAGACTCAGATCACACCTGAAGAAGTTATCGAGAATGGTGCTGTTAGAACCGATACTGCTGTGAGAGATATACAAGGTAGAAAGGTAAGTCAGGTATTCAAGGTCGTACAATGCGTTGGCACTTATCCAGCGATGACCATTACACCTCTTACACCGAAGAGATCTATTATTCAAGATGTAGAAAAAACACCTGAACCATCAACCCCAGAGACAAATGTTCCCGACACCACTACAACGAGTCAAACTGTCACACTTAGTGATACTCAAACTCCAACAACTGATACATCAAGTCAACAAGCGACTGGACAGAGTAACACTCCTCCTCCTGCTAGTCCTCCTAGTGGTGGCGGGTCTGAGGGATCAGGTGGGGGCTACGGATATTAATCATGAGTCAGAAAGAAAGTAGACAACTAGAAATTTTTGGAGGAAAACTTCTATTTGAAACGGGTGCTGAAGAGCAATCAAATGCAGGGCCTGCTGCATACATTATGGAATCTCAGACTGAAGATAAATTAAAATACAGTCAGAGTTTTCATGAGGGTAGTGGTCTTGCAAGAGTAAGTGCTGATAAAACACTACAGGTAGAGTCTGGTGCAAGATGTGACGTTAACGAAGCAGGTTTCAATTTAACAGTTCATAATGGAAATAGTTTGATCACCAATATGAATGGCGATATTTCTATTCAAGGAAAAAAAGTAACCATTGGTGCACATGAGGAGTTGGTATTACAAGCACCAAAAGTGAGAATTGGTTTTGTTGGCGGTGAAACAACATCAATTGATTTAGTTGGATCAAAAATACAATTTAAGGCAAGATCCTCATGTAAGTTAAATAATAAAATTTTGTATAGTAATACGTTTGCTGCTTTTGCAAGAGCATTTGTATCAGTTAATAAATGGTATAACAGTCTTCCTTCAGGTTAATGGCAGATTACAAAGAACAAGGTGTATATCAAGAGGGTAATTCATTATTCGATGATATCTTTGCGTTTGGTGATCTTGAGGTACAAAATATAAATGTTGTTGGGATTATTACTGCAAAAACATTTTCTGGTGTAGATGCAACTTCATTAAAAGATGATGATGGAACTGTAAAGATACAAGCAACCACTACTGGTGCGACTCACTCAGGTCGTGCTGTATTTAATGAGGTAGAACTACAAGGAAAAGTTTATGACAGTGATGGAGATTTTGGTTCAAGTGGACAAGTTTTATCTTCAGATGGAACTGACATTGAATGGGTAAATGCAGGTTCATTAACTGCCGGTGCAGCAGCAGAGGTTGGTGTAACAGCAGTAAACACAGACTCAACACATTTTATTACATTTGTAGACTCTTCATCTGGTAATGAAAATATAAGAGTAGATACTGATCTAACATATAATCCATCAACAAATACTTTAGGTGGGACTAACATTTCTTCTTTGTATGTCACTGGAAATCTTAGAATTGGTGGTCAAATAAAAGATGGTGATAATGCTTTCGGTTCATCAGGTCAAGTTTTATCTTCAGATGGCACAGATACAAAATGGGTTAACGCAGGTTCACTTACTGCCGGTGCAGCTTCTGAAGTTGGTATAACTGCTGTCAATGATAACTCATCACATTTTCTTGCATTTCTTGATTCTTCATCTGGTAATGATAATATAAAGGTTGATACAAATTTAACATATAATCCTAGCACAAATTTATTAAGTATTGGTGGTATTAGTTTTTCTGGAACAATATCTGGTGGGACTTCTGTTTCTGCTACAAATTTGTCTGGAAATTTAACGGGTGCGATTCAAACAGCAGCACAAACAAACATCACATCAGTCGGCACACTGACTGGATTAACAGTCGATGGTAATCTTATTTTAGATAGTACAAGTAATTATCTTCATATCAAGGGTGCACTTTATGATAAGGATGGACAGTCTGGAAGTGCTGATCAAGTTCTCGTATCTACAGGAACACAAGTCGATTGGAAAGACACGACATCACTGACTGCAAGTAATTCACAAAAAATTACTATTACTGAAAGTGATACAAATACTGCTTTCCCAATTACATTCTCTGCGGCTCCCGGTCAGTCTGGTGGAAATACTTTACTTTCTGATAATCAATTTACTTATAATTCATCCACTAACATTGTAACTGCTGGCACGTTCAGTGGTTCGGGTGCAAGTTTAACCAGTTTAAATGCAAGTAATTTACAAAGTGGCACTGTTGCTGATGCAAGAATACCAAACCTAAATGCAAGTAAAATTACTGCTGGAACATTTGCCGATGCAAGAATACCAAACCTAAATGCAAGTAAAATCACTGCTGGAACTCTTGCAGACGCAAGATTAAGCAATTCAAGTCTTTTTGTGACGGGAATGATTATGTTGTGGTATGGTAGTGTGGGTAGTATACCAAGTGGTTGGGTATTATGTGATGGTAACAACAACACTCCTGATTTAAGAAATAGATTTATTGTTGGTGCAGGTACTGGTGGTAATTATTCTCCGGATGATACTGGTGGATCTGCTGATGCAACTTTAGTTTCTCACTCTCATACAATCAACAATCACACTCACTCATTCAGTGGTTCAAGTTCTCACAGTCACACGATTAATCAACACAATCACTCATTTAGTGGTAGTGGTTCGAGTAGTCATAGTCATACTTTTCCTGCTGGTAATGATGATGATGATAGTGATAATGCTATTGAAAGACCAATAAACAATTCAAGTCAACCTCAAAATTTTGGAACAAGCAGTGCAACGGTAAATATCAGTATTAGTGGAACAACTGGTGGTGTAAGTGATAGAGGAACTAATTCACAAAATGTATCAATTAGTGGTAACACAGGTAATCCAAGTAACACTGGAACTAACTCACAAGGTTCATCTGCAACAAACAAAAACTTACCACCTTACTATGCTTTATGCTATATTATGAAAACCTAGATAATTTTATGATACAAATTCTACATAATTCACAAAGTGACAATTACATTAAATTAAAAAAAAAGTTTACGGGTAATTATTTTCCGTGGTATTTTAACAATAACGTAGCTAGAGAGGAGTTTAATACAGAGGATAATGTTTTTTACTTCGGTCATACTCTCTACACAAGACCAGAAGTAAGTGGATACTCTCAACCAGCATCTGAAAATTTTCAGTTAGCATTCTCCACAATGCAAGAAATATTAACAGAAAATAATTATGATTCATCAAAATATTTTCTCTTAAGAATGAACGCAAACTGTACTCTTCCAAGTGACACTGCAGAATTTTCATCATCTCATATTGATCATGATATACCTCATCTAAATTTTTTACTGTACTTGACTGCTAATGGTGGTAGTACTTTTATAGAGGGTGAAGAACATAAACCAGAGGAAGATCAAGCAATTTTATTCTCAGGTAATCACTACATTCAATTACCAAAGAAAGGCAGAAGAATCGTCTTGATTGCGACAATTATGTTCCACAGTTGACAAAAATACCTATATATGCTAGGATAGTTAAAAATCGAGGTCTTTCATGAACGATGCATCAGTAGTAAAGACTATAGTAGACATCTGCTCAAGGTCTTTTAAAATAGTAAGTGACGAGGGACATATACAACTGGTGCAATGTGAATCAGTCCAAGAGTTTATGGATGTATTAGCGGTATGCCACGATTTCATGGATGAGGATATGCTTGTCTATTCTGAAATTATTACCAAACCGAAAAGAAATAGAAAGACAAGAAAAAGAAAAAAAGAGAAAGAAACTGAATAAATAGTCAAAAAGATATGAAAAGGTTTCAAGAATTTACTGAAAATGTAGATAAAGTTGCTGCGTTAAAAGCGAAGCAGAGGGCTGCTGTTGACAAGTTTAAGTCTGGTAATGAACCTGCGCCTAAACAAACACCTGAGAGAAAAGTTCATCATGGAAATGTTGAAACTCAAAACTTGATTGCCAAAAAGCAAGCGAAAGCAAAAGCAATGGCAAGAAAAGCAGAAATCCGTGCTGAAATCCAGAGAGAGAAACAGGATAAATAGATCATAGACATATTTTGTACATAAGCGATGCCACTTAATAAGTTAGAGAATTTTATAAAGAACACTGAGGGT